CTACTCTGTTGTAATAAATCCAAATTGATTAAGTGGTAAAACTTTGAAAGTAACAACACCACGAATTTGACTTTCCTTGATTAGTCCAAAACTACGACTATCATTAGTATTCTGACGATCATCATTTAAGACTAGATAATACCCTTTTGGCACTTCGTTATATTTACCATTAGAAACTGTATTAACAGAAAAATCAGAAGTAAATGGCTGTTGGGTGTCCGAAGTTGACAAATATTCGGATTTTATCTTGCTAATGTACGGTTCTTCTTTTACTTTGTTGTTAACATAAAGAATATCATCCATTACAGTCACACTTTGTCCAGCTGTTGCGACAACACGACTAATGTAAAAAATACCATCTTTCTTGTAAACGATGAAATCTTTATAGCGTGGTTCTCGATTTCGATTAACAACTACGACATCACCATTTGATAGGTATGAATTAGCGGCATCCTCATGCACTTTAAATGTTGAAAAGACAAAAACCCTCAACAAAAATATCGCTAAAATAGCAATTAAGACTAAAATAATGTTTCGAATAAAATCGCGCTTAACCATAATTTCTCCTATTCTTTGTTCTATTATATCATGTTTCTGAACATAAAAAAAGTAGGCATGTGACTTTTGACACAAAGTAAGTAAATTAGCCTTCTTTTATCTAGATAAAAGAATAAAAAATGATAATATTTGCCCCAAAAATGCCCCACAACCATAAAAAAAAGCCCTATCACACAGGCCGTAAAGCTTGATATGATAGGAACTTTTTCTATTTTCGTCGTAGACTGCTGGATGCTCTTCGTTCAAAGAACTGTGACCATCCTAGCATTCCTGACGGGGGTGCGTCAACGAAATCAAAGATTTCTGACTTACCACCTTATTTTACAGTGCGGGAAGTGTAATGCCGTTCTTGATACATGTATAATAGTAGAAAACGTTGAAAAATAAGCATTTATAAAACTGAAACCATTCTTCTTTTTAAAGGTAAATATACAAAAGTTTTAAACTTATGCCCCTTTTGTGCCCCTTGGGAGCTTAAAAATATCATTTTATTACTCTTTTGCTTTTTATTAATATACTGACGTTAAGTCAAGTTTTTAGAGTAACAAACGTAGAATTTTAATCTATTTATATTAAGCACTTACCTTTTCAAATTGATTAGGTGTAAGATACCCTAAACTTTGATGGATTCGTTTTGAATTATAAAAGGCTTCGATGTACCAGAAAATACTCTGATAGGCTTCTTCAAAGTTATTATATTTAAATTGATACACCCACTCTCTCTTTAAATGTCCGTGCCAAGATTCAAGACTGGCATTATGATAAGGGTATCCCCTTCGACTGAAAGAGTGAGTCGTCCCATAATACTTAAGCAACTCTTCATACTCTAGACTCGTATACTGGCTTCCTTGGTCAGAATGAAGAATAACAGCTTCTGGATAGTCTTGTGATTTAATGGCCTTATTTAAAGTTCTTTGCACTAATTCTACAGTCATTCGCTTGCCCAAGTCCCAAGCAATGACTTTTTTAGTATAACGATCCATAATGGTTGAGAGATAAGCCCATCCTTGTTGAGTAGGAATATAAGTAATGTCGGTTGACCAAACCTTATTTTTCTTTGTAGGTTCAGTCTGTATGAGATTTTTTCGATTGATGTGATCACTTAGTGAGTATCCAGGCTTAAATTTCTTAATGACCACAGACTTGAGTTGAAGTTGCTTCATTAGCTTCTGTACCAGTTTTAACCCGACTTTTTCCCCTTGTTTAAGTAGAAGATGATGAATTTTAGGAGCACCATAGATTCCTCGGTTAGCGTTGAAGAGTTGAGAAATTTTGAGTGACAGGTATTGTCTCCTTAATTGAGTTTTAGATGGATGTCGGTTAATCCGTTCATAATAACTTGATTCAGGAACATCAAGGAGTTGACAGCTTAGTCTGACATTGAGTGCCAAAGTTTGTATGGTTTGAGCCATATCCGCAGCACTCACTTCTTTTTCTCGGCGAATATGGTCAATACTTTTTTTAAGATGTCTCGTTCTTCCTTAACTTTAGCCAGTTGTCTTTTTAATTCTAGAAAATCAGCTTTAGAGACGGAGCTTTCATTAGATTTAGAGTAGAGGTCTATCCATTTATAAATTGTTGCAGGGGCCACGTCGTATTCTTTAGACAGCTGGGTGACGGATTGACCAGAATGATAGAAGGCGATAAGGGTTTCTTTAAATTCTTTTGAGTAGCGTTTTTTCATGTTTTTGTCCTTTGTCTAAATTATACAATAGTGACTCTAAGATTTAAGGATAACATCATACGATTATAAATGTATATTATATAGAGTTGTTATAACCACAATTTAGTGATAAGTCTGTTTTAACGACAACAAAAAAGGATTAGCTCACGCTAGTCCTGAAAAGAAGTCCTGCTGTATTTAGTTTAACGTGTACTCGCCAGCCCACACATTGCCTATCTAGTAAGACCTTTACACTCTTACATCATCTATTATACCATAAACGTGCATGACTGCTAACTCGTAGAACTCTACTAGTTCATTAGGGAGAACATAGCCAGATACTAGCCCATTCTTTCTAATAATTTGTACAGTATCACCCTTTATATAGCCTCTATCAATCGCTTTTTTTAGTTCATTATAATATAGTGTGAGTTTTTCTCCTACTTTATTATTCGAAAAAAATGCAGTCTTTTGACTGCATTTTAATAATTCTTACAAAGCTTTTTATAAATTATTTTCCTTAGCGTATTGTGTAAGCTTTATAGCATTGTTATATGACATACGCCCGACATCTGTAACGCCATTTGCGTAATTTGATAACGTCTGTTCAGATATTCCTGTTGCTTTGGAAATCTGATAACGTGAGTTTGTAGTTAGTAAGCTTAAAATTTCTTGTTTCGATAATACTTCAATCATGTTTGTTCCTTTTAATCATCTTTTTAAGATTCTATTTCTATTATATAGCACTATAGAATGTTACTATATTTTGAATACATTTCCCCTTCTATCTCCCTCTAAAGTCATTTAATTAAATAAGTAAATGAAATATAAAGGGTAATAAAGTGGAAAACAAATTTTACGAGTTCAGCAGGCAAGAAAAAAGCACCTTAACGGGTGCTTTTTAATATCATTTATAAACTTCCACAATTATTCCCAAAAAGAAAATTATAAGTGCTATTACTGAAGAGTACAAATATACAGGGTATTTTTCAGCGAGACCGTGGTTACAATCGTCTTTACCAACACATCCACAAGCCCTCATATCACGATCCGTTAAAAGCGCTGTAGCATTAAATGCCATAAAAACAACACTAAACAGAACAAAAGAAGTTGCTCCTATATAAATAAAAATCCTACTCAAACTTAAATCATCTAATGATGAGGCGAGACTACCTAGTTGAGATACACCCCCAAATACAGCAAAAATTATAGAGGCAAAAATTCCTAAAACAGAAATTATTTCAACATTGAAATTATTATAATTTCTTTTGAGCTCACGAGCGGTATTCTTTAATTTTTTATACTCTTCTACCGACTTTTGAGCGGTATTCTTTAATTTTTTATACTCTTCTATCGACTTTTGAGAAGTATTATATAACTCTTGAACCTCTGATTCGGTTTTTTGGTATAAACTTTGATACTGTGCATAAGCTAATTTCGTATGTTCTAAAACTTTATAAAAAGCATATATAGCATTTTCATAATTTGTTTTATCACTTGATATAATGTTTTCGCCATTAAAAGTACCATTTTTCACAAAACAATCAACAATTGTTTTCAGCGAATCACTTGTAGCTTGAATCAAAAAATCAAAACTCTCGGACAAGTCTCCAGCCGTTTCATTGAAATCATTAACTTTGCTAGTGATAGTATCGTAGGGAACTCGAGAAATATTTCTGTCATATAAGAACTCAATTAAAACAACAACTTTTTGCATTACTAAGTCTTTATTCATGACAAATTCTACATCATTAGATTTAAGCAGAAAAGAATAGTATTTATTTAAAAAAGTTGAGAAGTTATCATCGTCCAAACTTCTTTGAATATTATTAAGCTTAGAAGTCACTATAGATCACCTAACTCATACTCAGCACTGGTTCTGTAACCTAAAGTAGGCTTATTATTTTTCCAAAACTCTACTTCATGGCTTCTTCTAACTAAATCAAAAACATTTTCTCCTAAATAATCCATTATAGTTTGATTTAATTTTTCTAAAGAGGAGTCTTTTTCAAATAATCCAATAATCGGTGAAGAACCAAAATTCTTAAATCTATTATATTGTCCGCGTACTACAGGACCGTATGCCCAAACTTGAAAAGGTTCATCATATATTTCTTTTAATTTCTCTGGAGTTAAAATTTCATTTTCTTTTGCTTTTTTCAAAACAAAATACATTACTTTTTGCAGTTGTAGGTTTGTTATGCTCATATTCTTTTCTTGCGCAACTGCGATTACATGATTGGCAAATTTTTCCATAGACATAACAAACACCTCCTTAATATTGGGTTTATACAAAAATAACACAAGTACCACATCTGTCACCTGTGTAAACCATGTAAATCATGAAGATTTACATATATTATTATACTTATCTTACATTATTATTCTATATCTTTCAATATCAAAATGCTGTTTTTATATATTTTTTTATCTCCTTAACGCAAAAAAAACGCTCCCAGCAAAAGCTGAGAGCGTAAAAGTGTTTGCTATTTAATTATATCAAATTTACTTGTAATAATTGACTAAATCGTCCTTGTCACGGCAAGAAAGCCATACTGTACCGAACTGACCGAATTCAAACTTACGCCAGTACCAGCCACCATAGTAACCACCCTGACCAGTGTCCGTGATATGAGCTTCATCGATTTCAAAGCTAAAGTACATGCCTGGTTTGAAATCTTTATCCGCACCATCAGGCACATTGTTCCCATTTTCGTCAACCCAATTGACAAGACCAACAGGAATACCGTTGTCGGTCCAATCAAAACCAACAGGCGCTAGGTAATCGCATTTAATTTGGTAAATACCGTTAACAAATGCTACATCATTCGCTAGATAGTATGCTTTTGAGTCTGGTTTGCGTGTAGGTGTTTGAGCTACAGACGTATTAGGTTGTTGGTTTCCACCTGCACCATTGTAACGCCAAACTTCAATATAGGCTGGACGTTCAACAGCATAGTATTGTTCCCAATCGTGAGAAGTTACAGCTTGTCCAGCAGCACCACCAGTCCAGTAGTCAACTGAGATGAATGTGTTAGCATCTTCCATAACACCAACGTGCCCACCAGCACCGCCTGAACTAGACATATCTGCGCCCCATGACATCAATACAATATCACCACGTTGAGCAGTCCAGTCAGTATTACGAGATACACGAATAAAGCCATTTTGAGCAAGTTGTGTACCAAGTGTTACTGTTGAGGGTAGACCGTTGATAGGAATACCTGCCTCTTTAAGCGCTTGCGAGATTGACCCTGAACAGTCTGCTGTGCCGTCTGAGCCGTTACGACTTCCGTACATCGAATAAGTAAGCTTTCCTCGACGACTTTCAAACCAGTTAATTAAAACATCTGTATTCATTTATTTTCCTCCTTTGGTTTATCGTATGTTAAAGCTGTTTCACTGTCTTTTAGCCCTGCTGTTGTTGGGTCGTTAACCACTCCTAACAATACAAGCAACGTTAAAACAGTATTGACTACGTCACTGATGTTATCTGGTAGTTTCAACCCTAATTGTTGTACTAGTAAAATTATTGTAGCAGCAATTGCTGCAAGTGTTGTTTTGTTTTGGACTCTGAGTCCCCAATTAATATTTTTCATTTCTCAGCCTCGCTTTCCAAGCGTGTGATGCGTTCATCAACATACTTGCTGTGTTCTTCCAGCTTAAAGGTACGTTCGATGACGCTGTTGTGCTTATCAACTTGTTTTTTAAGCTCGTTGATTTGATAGTTGGTTAGCTTAGTACTCGTTAAAATGCCGCCAAATGTGCCAACCAAACTTGCAATCAACGAGAATACTCCTGTTAAGAATTCGTTATGCATAATCTCCACTCGCTTCCTAATCATTATTAAACGGTTTCTTTAAGGAGGTAATTTTTTACGATACCCTGCACTGGCATAAGTTGTGCATCGGTTTTTAAATTTGTTGTTTGTCTTGTTTTATTGATCTTTAACATATTGTTTTCCTGTTTTAGATTAAATAGTATTATTTAAGTTTGTAGCGGTGTTACCATTTGACATAGGATGTAGATGTGATTGACCAACTGTATATTCAAAACAATCTTTACCCATTTCGTCCGAATAAAATGTGTTATTAATAGCTGTAAGCGTGAATGCTGAACTATCTCCTAATTCTCCTCTGATATTTCCAGCGTGTCCATAGTTTGATTTAAAAATACAATCCTTGATTATTAAATTTTGATTTGGGGCGGTAGGATAATTTGAGGAATGTCCAACAAAAGCCCCTCTCCAATTGTCGCGTTTAAAATAATCTTTTGTGCAATTTCTCACAAACTCACAATTTTCAAAAATTATTGTTTGATTTTGATTAACGCCCGTTCCTACAGCGGGAAACGCTTCGCTATAACAAGTGCAATTTCTTATTCTCCCCGTAGTTTCTTTTGAAACATCTTTAGAATTACCGTCTATATGCAAAGCATATCCAGGATATGTTGCAAATGTGTTATCGGTGTATTCTGGATAGAAGCCGTTTTCTTCCATTCTAAGCGTTAGATTTTCAATAGTGAAATCTCCATTTACCATGACAGGGCTTGCATAATACTGACCTGTTGTGTTTTTGATTATGCATTTATCTCTGTTAACACCTTTCAGCGAGATATTATGCTTGCTTCTCAGATACACAACTTCATCATATACACCTTCATAAATTAAAATAGTTACGGGGTTGTTGTCGCAATCTCCAGCGTTCCTTACCGCTTCCATTATAGTTGTAAAATCCTTTGTTCCGTCTTGGCTTACGGTGATAACACTTTTCTTTCTCTTTTCGACGGGACGGGTAAAATATACATCAATGCAAGGATACGATTTATTCGTATTTACATTACCTTCCCAGTAAGTCGGTGCATCAACATACCCACTGGGTGTTGTATCTATTTTTGCGTATTCCATGTAAAAAGTAAACGGGTCACCATTAGTGTACTTGTACAAGAATCCCGATTGCGTCTTAAAAGCTCCAGTAGTTTCAGCAAATATTGCTATCTTTAAATAATCAGCGTTTCCAAAATCCTTATCAGTTAACGCAATTTCTACTTTGTTCACCCCGCTGGTAAAATTATAGCGTTTTCTGTAAACAAGAAGTCTCTGATAAATTGCGTCAGGCCTATACAAAAATATTTCTCCGTGACCACCACCAGAGTATATGTCCAAGTTTATTTTAGTAGTGCCTTTTGGAACTTGAGATAAATCTCCTAATGTATAAACAAAATCATTCGCTAAATCATCCATAGGTACATCTTCGTTATAGTCAGCTCTTAATGATTTTAACAATACAGTGTCGATACCTAATTTGTCATTTAGCTCATTCTTTAGTTTAGCATATCCTTCGTCGCCAGTTCCCCCAAAAAACCATGACGAACCATTCCAAACATAATTACCTGCTCCGTGCGCTCCGTCACCGTCAGGGCAATAGTAATACCATCCGACTTCATTCCCACTTGTTGGTAGTGATGCGTATGCTAGTGTTCCCTTCGGTGTCATAACACTAGTTACATCATCCTTATTCACTTTTTGTGCCAACTGCTCGGTAGTTTTCTGTTGCTTATTGTCAACGTTATCTAATCTGCTCTTTAAATTAGGATAACTTCCCCTTGCCAGCGATACTTCCATGTTGGCATTGCCTTCTTTGATGTTTTCTAACCACGTCCGTTCGAATAGCTGAGCAATTATCTCACGAACATCGGACCCCTTCGCTTTGGTTCGCATCCAGTCTGTCAAGACTGAAATTTGGTGAAGTTTATTTGGGTCAACATCTTCAAAATCAGTGTAAAATTTATCACGGTTGATTGCTTCATCTGCCTGTTTTGTTAAGCTATTAAAATCATACGCCACTTGTGTTACCTCCATATGTTTCTTTTAATTGTTCGATAGCTGCTTCTGTTTCAACAATCTTATTATCAAAGCTTTGTTTTTTACTTTCAGCAACTTGTTTCTGTACTGTCAAGCTAGCAATTAAGTCTGCATCTTTTTCAGGGTCTAACTGAGAAATTTTTTCTGTTAAGACCTGAATCTCTTGAGCGAGACTGTCAGTATTTGCTTTATACTGCGAAAGTTCCGTCTGTAAGAGAGATAGTTGATAGTTGTAGGTTGCTTGAGCATCCTGTTTTGCATTTGCTGCTTGCTGGTCTGCCAAAACTTTTTCCATGGATTTTGTAGCCTCCTGTTGTTGTAATTGAAATTTAGATAATGTCATACTGTCAGCCCCTACCGTTAAATCGACCGATTCGGGTTGGGTGATATCGATAACCTTCTTAATGATCTGAAGTCTTTCCAATCCAGAAAGTGGAGCATTATCGATTGGATGGGTATTTCCAACTTTGAACTTTTCAAATGATTGATCTATCAAATACAATTCAACAACCGACACCGACCAGGCAGAAATAGCTATCCTTTGATTTTGCATGTATTGTTGCCCACGCTGTAATAAAATGCTAGCGTCCTTGATTTCTGTCCAATCCACTGGCTTTTGTATAATCCCGAACTGGCTGACCAATTCAGCATCTTCAACGTATCTCCTGCCACCATTGACACTATCGATTGTGACACGTTCACGGACAACATATTGACCTGTTTCTTCATCTTGAGTGTTTTTATCTAGGTCAGCACCTAAAGGCACCAAACGGGTGATAAGACTGCTTAAATCAAGCTCTCTTCGTGCCGTTTCAATGTTTGTACCTAGCTGGATAGGACTAGACATGTCTTTACCAACATTTTGAAGGTAATCTAGATACATGCCATCATCTTCTAGCCTTAAATGAATATAGCCACCCATTCGACCGATAAGATAAGTCTTGATAGTTTCAAAGGTTGTATCGTAACCGATATAGCGATAAGGGATATCCGATTGATTCGGGACGGTCACATAACCAACTTTAAATCGTTTGTGCGGTTCTACTTGCGAATTGTGAACGTCAATAATTTTCCTAAAATAATCTTCAATACCGTTATTCGGAACCCGTTGAAAAGTTTGGGTTGAATCTTGGAGATAACCCAAAACAGACTCGCAAACAAAAGTTTTTGAGAAAAGACCTGATGAATCCATTCCTGCGTCTGGTTTTAGGACTCTTCCATAAAATTCAACTTCTTTATCATACTTATTGATAATTTTTACTAGTCCAGTAATAGGATTAATAGCATTATAAAGCGGATGGTCATACATTAGTTCGAACTCAAACGTCCCAATATCTGATAAAGATTGCTCTAATTTTCCAGCTGATACCTTGTCACCATCTAATTGGGTTTCGTGTAATAAACTTCCCGTCTTATCTTCATGATTTTTATAGTAGATAATTCTATAGCCTAAGTCAATCATCCCATGACCTCTTTCTGATAATGGAATTGAATAATTCCTGCACCTTCAACTGTGACGTCATTCACTCCAGGCTTCAAAGATAAATAATAATCTTGTTTACTCCCTGACTGAAATTCTATAAAGTCCTCATCGTTGACTTTAACCCTAAAGGTGCTATTGACTGTAATTTTAGGCTTAACTGCTACTGAACCCGCATTAAATAAAGGAAATTTAAGCGAACCATTGACAAGATATTTTGTATAATTTGCCACGTCCTCATCAAATTCAAAGGTATCCCAGTAATCATCAAAATAATCAGTATGACTAATCATGTAAGGATAACAATCAAAGGTAATAGTCACTTTAAGGTGATCAAACTTCTCTCCATTTTCAACTTCTACTGACTTGCATTTTCCTAACCAATAGTAATTGCTATCATGGGTATCAAATAGCTTATTTCTACTATGAACCATCAACTTTTGTTTGATGTTACGTTCTACAATCTTACGTTGATTGTATGGCGTGTTAAACAACATGAAAACATACTCAATTTCACGGTTCTTAAATACCCTACTCCCCAACAAGGCAGAAAAGTCAAGGACACCCTGCTTGAATGGAATGTCCTTGAGAATTTCTTTCTCATCTGGAGTTGGGGCATTGCGTTCAATTAAGTATAATTTTTCATTTTTGGAGTTAAACCCCATAAATTGAATATACTCATTGATTTCTAAGCCCATGATGTCCTACTCCTTAACTGTGTATTTTGACCAAGGTTCTGGTCAACTTTTCGACTGATAACTTTGCCGTCAAGATAAGTGTTCCCACTTCGTCTAACTTCATCGATCAATTCATCAAATTTCTTGATTAAGCGCTGTTGACTAGCAGCGTTGTCAATGTTATGTTGGACACTTTGAGGGGTATTGCTAACAGTTAAATTACCATCCAAAACAGTTGCTATATCTGGCAAAGCGAAACTATCAGCCATGCCACCTTGAACAAAGTCTGAGATTTTTCCTGCCATTGGAGCAATTAAGTCTTTAACTTTATCCCAACCTGTGCTGATCCCTTTGAAAAGCCCAGCCATAATCGCTTGCCCATTATCAACTAAAAGTCTGCGGTCGTAAGATACTGGACCCTTATGGTCTTTAATCCATTGCGCCATGCCAGAAACACTAGATGTAATTTGTCCCCACCCTGCATTAATTCCTGCCTGTAATCCAGACATTAGAGCTGAACCGTTTGAATAAAGATTCACACCAGCCCCAACATTTCTTAACGAACCGTTAGCGCTATTCACGAAATTTTGAGTAGATGATACCATTTGTTGCCCAGCAGACTGCCATGCCGAAACCATTTGGCTTCCGCCATTCCTAACACTAGAAACAATCGAAGACATACCATTTTGAACAACAGACTTCATCTGACTCATAGTGGATTGAGTGACAGTAACCATTTGATTTCCAGCACTTATAATAGCAGTAGTCATTTGCATACCACCGTTTATTACAGCCGAAGTGCTTGCTGTCATACCATTTAGGATAACAATCTTGATTTGGTTCATGCTTGCCTGCATAGCTACTACCATTTGAGTTCCGCCAACGGGGATAGCTGTAGCCATTTGTGAAACTGCAGTTGTTATTGATGCAGTTGCTCCTGCCATTGACGAAGCAATTCCAGCACCTAGATCAGTTACTTGCCCTAATGCACCTGCCGAAGCTGAGCCAAGGCTTGACATGGCTGAACCTGCTGCGCTAGCCTGACCATTAAAGGCTGCAAGCCCTGCGCTAGCGGCTGCAGATGCTGGGGCAATCATAATCATCATTGCCGCAAATCGTGTGATAGTCGCACCGATTGCTATTAAGCTACCAACTGATGATTGGGCACTTGCAGCAAATGCCGTCATAGAAACACCCGCTCCTGTTAACACAGCTGGTAACGTTCCAAGACTAGCATTCAATAATGATAATGAAGCTGGTAACATTTGAATAGCTGCACTAGCCGCTTGAGCAGATATTGCCATGAGTTGCATTCCAACTCCTGCCGCTTGTAGACCTGCTCCAGCTGAGCCAATCCCTGAAGCTACAATGGCAGCCAAACCTGCTGCTACTGCTGCTAATGTCGCTGCCATATCTCCTAGAGGCAAAGCCGTTAAAATAGCAATTCCTTGAGCCATTAATTTGACTCCTGCCCCAGCATTCTTAGCTGCGTTCCCTATGCTATCAAAGATACCAGCCACCCCATCAAGAACCGTACGGATGGAATTGCCAAACGAACTGATAACACTTGATGCACCACTTAGCACTGACTCAATAGCAGTGCCAAGAGACTCGAAGAGACTACCGATGCTGTCAATAATTGGACTGATTTGACTGATTAAATTGTTAAAAGCTTCTACAATTTGAGACAAGACAGGTGCTAAGGCTACCACCATTTGAGTGACGGCTGGTATAAACGGAGCCAAAGCCTGCACAATTTGAACAATAGCATTTGCCACAACTGTTGCAATTGTTGTGAACATGGTTGTAATGCTAGGAATAAATGGCGCTATAGCTTGGATAATTTGAACAATAGCTTGAGAAATTACTGTGACAACCTGAACAAACGTTGTACTGATAATCTGTACAATCGGAGTCAATGCTGTGATGATTTGAGCCACACCGCTGGTAATAGCTGGAACAATTGCTGCAATTGCTCCGCCAACTGCGGTTGCCACCATTGAAAATGCCACTCCAAAAGCAACAACCAAAGGAGATAGCATTGACAAGGCGGAGGCTATTGTAGTCATAACTGGAGCAAGTGTTACCAAAGCCGAAGCAAATCCTTGGAGAACACCGCCAACCAATTGGACAAATATTTGAGCCAAGCTTTGTAAGAATGGAATAACCATTCCTTGAACAGCACTTAAAGCTACTAATGCAGCCGTTACTGCAGCAAGTCCTAATGCAAATGACGCTATTCCTGCTGGGTTAAGCATAGAAATAGCTCTTGCTATTCCTTGGAATACCGTTGAAATAGCTGTCCCGATTCCCTTGAACGATGCTCCAATAGCTTTCCCTAAGCCAGAAAAAGCATTTTTGACTGCTGAACCTGCTGATTTTGCCATATCAGCCAAACCAGTGAAAGGGTTAGGGATTTTAGGGAGCGTAAACTTAAATTTACTGAATGGATTAGGAATTTTAATCCCTTTTAGTTTCATAAGTGATGCAATGAATAACCCAATACCTCCAATAAGTGGGGCAAAGGCTCCGATATTAAATTTCCCTAGAGCATTCTTGATATAATCAAGCGCTGGCTGTGCTTTTGCCTTTAACTCGTTGAATTTAGCAACTACTGCACTAACAGCACCATTAACAATATTGCGAAATTTCTCAGAATGCTGATAAGCATAGACCAAACCAGCAACCAAAGCAGAAATGGCAATTACAGCCAACGCAAACGGATTAGACATTACGGTTTTCAAGCCATTAAAAGCACCGCCTAAACCTTTAGCAATGTTGTTGACGTTCATCATCGCTGTTCCTACCGTTGTCATAATAGGTCCAATAACAGGCGATAATCCGATAAATGACCGTGTCCACTGCGCAACAGCGCTATCACTGCCAGCTGCCCAAGATAGTGCATTATTGGTCATATCTAGCAAGCTAGATGAAACACCACCTTTTGCAGCCATAGCGGTATTAGTTAACGCTTCCCAGTTACCACCGACTTGCTCAATTTTAGAGCCCATATTTTGTTGCATCTCGTTAGCAGCGTCCGATAGGAATTTAGCAGCGTCCGCTTGACTACCTGATACGCCATTCAGTGCGTTAGTAGCCGCTTCCCAACTTTTGGTTGCGTCCCCGGTTTTGTTCATAACGGCATCAAGCAAAGGGTTAATCGCTTGCATACCAGACGTGTCAAACAGATTCTTGAGCGATGCCGTTTTCTCAGCCTGTGACATGTTTTTAGTTTTTTCAGCAACTTCCTCCAAAATTTGCTTAAATGGTTTCATATTTCCAGCCGCGTCCGTAAAGGATAGGCCGAGTCGTTGCATCTCTCCTGCGCTTTTCTCGGACGGAGCAGCCATTTTAAGCATAGCATGGTTAAGGTCTTGTGATGCTTGCGCTGCGCTCATACCTGTGTTTGTAATCAGACCGATAGCCGCTGAAGCATCCGTCATATTGACCCCAAGCAATTTAGACGAACTTGCCACATTCGATAGCCCTTGCTTCATCGTCTCGATGGACGCATTGGAAATGTTAGCGTTTTGCGTTAAGATAGCCGCTGCCTGCTCACTAGAGCCGATAGAGTCGCCCCAAACGTTCATAGCTTGTTGGACAACCCCTGCTGTTGTTGTCAAATCAGCACCTGCCGCAGTTGCTGCCTGCGCAATAGCTGGAAATTGTGTCTTGATTTTATCAAGGTCGGCACCATTTTGCGCCATCTCAATCATGGCTTGTGCCGCCTCGTTAGCAGAGATAGGCAATTCAGCACCCATGCGGTTGGCAACATCAGCCAATTCATTGATATTCTTAGATGTTCCACCAGCAACTACAGCCGCCTTGTTAAGGTTCATCTGGAACTCTCCAAACCCTTTAGCAGCTGAAACCCCCATCGCTGTAACTCCAAGACCGATTCCTGCCATTGCCTTACCAGCAACAGAAACCCCGCTGGATAGCTTGTCCATCGTTGAATTACTTTTGTTTAAAAGCGAGTCAAACATAGATTCAGCTTCTTTTATCCCGCTAGAAAACTGCGTGATATTAGCCTTTAAGACGGCTGTTACATCAAATGCCATCGCCTGCACCTCCTTTCTGTATGTATTCATTCATCAAGCGGTTGATTTCAGAAATTCTGTCAAGCTTACGTCTTTTCTTTTGCGGTGTGAATAGGTTTTGGATTTCCAAATCCCAGTCAAAGAAATCTCGAAAGTCACTATAAGCTGACCTAATGTTTTTCCCTTTCCCTTTAGTAGCTTTAGCTGATTGATTTAACCAAGCATTTCTAGCCATTAAATGAATACTATCTACAGTTTGAATTTCAAAGGCTTTTTGATAACTCGCAAACTGTTCTAAGGTTGTATTGTAGGCTTGCGAATAGGTCAAGCCGTGGCGTGCAATTAGTAAAGAGATGCAGTCTGCGTAGCTGTATTGGTGTCTACTCCTTGCACTGGTTGTTGTGGCACTTCCACTTGAGGTTGTGCCACCGTCAACGTTGGTTGTGCCACTTGTGGAGCCTGGTCTCCTTGGATTTTCATTGCGTATGCCAGGATTGGTGATTTTTTTACCTCAGCCATAATGCTCTCAAATACTTGCTCGACTCGTCCTTCAGTAATCAACTGGACAAGATATGCTTCAAGTTCTTCATTGCTTGGCTTTTGTGGAGCTTCAGCAGTTGCCGCTTTAATCAAGTCATAAAACGCTAATGGATCCCCTAGCAATTGCCCAACCTTGAATAAAGCCATAGCACCGTAACCTGTTTTCATGCCTTCAAGTTCAGCTGGTTTGCGTTTATTCATTTCAGCTAGAAAGCCAAGCCCAAAAGTTAACTCGTAGTTTTTTCCGTCGATTGTTAAAATCATGTTTGTACTCCTTAAAATAAAAAAGGCGGTTAATGACCGCCTGAATATTAAAAACTGTTTTTAAACTTCAGTTTCTTTTGCTAGTGTATGGTAGGCATAGTTGGCAGCTGCTACTGCTTGCTCTTGTACTGGAGTTAAGACGTCTTTGTGGTCAAAGAGTCCTTTTCCGTCAATAGTGTAAGAATATGAAAGCTCTACTTTTCCATCGGCGCTAGCTTTTAATTCAAAACTAGTGAATTTACCTTGGAAATAATCCACTAAGTATTCTTTTTTTGCGTCTCTGAATTAACCTTACCTGAATTAATGTCAACGTTCCAAATCTCAACTGTTTCATTATTCAAATACCAGTTACGCATTTCCTTCCACATTTCAATGGTTGTTCCGTCTGTGTCACGGTAAGCAAGAGCACTAAATTCAATAGTGTTTTCACCATCGGCGATGCTACTAACAATACCATCAACAGTTGTCTGTGAATCTGTTTCTTTTTCCATGCTTAGCGTTTGCTTAGTCATGAAGCGAATGCGTGAAGCATCGTTTTTTGTTCTATCTTTAAGTAAACGGAAGAATGCTAGTAAGTCTTTACCGTCCATAACTTCAAATGTCATTTATTGTCTCCTTTTTTGTTATAAAAAAATGAAATATCCAGCACCCTATGAATAAGAGGTTGGACGTCTGTGTTGTCTGGTGCGTCTTGCTGGTTACAAGACTGATAGCTGATAGCGTACTCAAAAGCCATACGAGCCGATTTTAAAGCATTTAGGATGCTAGCGGTCAATTCGTCAAGGTCTGACCTTTGCGTCCGTGTGGCGTAAATATGGACTGTCTGAGTGGCATTGCCAAATAGGTCAAAGTTCATTTCATCACTGCCGTCACTTTCACCAATATAAATAAACGGATATTGTGTACCTGCGTCTGGCAGATAATCAAATGTTCTGTCAGTCACTTTCAGACATTCAGCAAATACATGCCTGAAAATAGCGTGGTTAGGTGTCATTCAAAAGCTCCTTTCACTACGTCAGTCATGTCCTTCTTGAATTTAGGTTCTACCGTATTCAATGCTGGACGCATGAAAGGTTTCCCAGGTTGAAACCTAGTACCGTATTCCTGATAACCTGAATAAGCAGCTTCAGCATCGATATGAGCCTCCAGCGCTTCGGGGTAGGATGTTTTGATTTGACTTTCCAAGAAACCAGTATCATGAGGGGCATAGACTTTAGCGAACCGTTGAACCAGCTCAGCATTATTCTTGACAACCTTTTCAGATTGCTCCATGACTTTTCGACTAGAGCCTCTAATAGCCATCGTTAAACGCTCAGCACCGTGCCATTCTACACTCATGTTTCACCTCCCTTTCTAAGTCTAACAGCGCCCTTGATAGGCGCGTCAATCTCTTCTAGCGGTTCGTATGTCTTACCGTTAAATTCCGCCTTTGAAAAAGGCTTTGGGGCAGTCATAAAGCGGATAGCGATGACTTCATCGGTACGGCTTCCATAAGCTTCAAATACTTTGGCGTTAGTTACGCGATTGACGAAACAAGGGACAACCTCCTTTGAGACACTCCCCGCCTCGTAAGTATCAGTAACAGGATTGTAGCGCTCGGTGGTTTCTCCACGAATTAAAGTGATACGGTGCGGTGTCTTCATAGAAACACCACCTTACCTTTTTGCCGTTGCGAGCCGTCAAGTCTAAAATCCTTGTTCAAAATAGCCATGTAAGGCTTGAATAGATTGTCCCACTCTTGGTAAGTAACGGAATATCCATCAACTGTTTCAGATGTAACACCCTCTGAACCTTTGCGTCCATATAGCTTGTAAACTACGTTTTCAATCATGAAATAATACTTGCTGTCAACGGTTGAAGATGTTGTTAGTAGTTTGAAGTAGCTTTCTGCATCTTCAATTAAATCTTTGAGCAGCTCATCTTCGGCTGTGTCGATGGTTGGAATACCCAACCGACGTTTGATTTTCTCAAGTTGGGTGCTCTCCATGACTAAGCTCCTTTCAAGAGCTCTAATAGCTCCGCTTTTTTAGCGCTAGAACTGTATTTAATACCAAGTTCGTCAAATTTAGCCTTGATTTCATCAACTGTATTGTTTTCGTCCAACTCGATTTCATCAACGATTAGTTCTTCAATTTTGACAATAACCCCTTTTTCCACAAGTTCGTCAAGCCGTTCTTTATGGACTTCTAGCCCTTGACGTGGATAAATTGCCCCTGCGTAGTAGCAAAAATCATTATCCTGCGTGTCTCGAATGGCTTTAGTCGTTTTATAGGTCATATTTAACCCCCCTAACTAATTAGACACCTGTCGGTTGGATAGCTGCAAACGCCTCATTATTTGGAATAGCTACTGCGATTTCAAAGATAGCACGAAGTGCTTGCATATCTTGTTCAAACAAATGTACGTCACCAGAATCCAAAGTACCGTCATTTTGAACTTTTGAAAGTGTAGCTTGATCAGCAATTTTAAGGCGAAGGTTAGTGCCATTTGGAATACCATAAACCAAGCCATTAAAGTTACCAGTAATCAATGTGCCTGCTGGGTAAGTTTGACCGTCTTGCAATTGCAATTGAGCATAAGGCAACCCATCAAGTTCACCAGTAGCGTTTGGATTTGCTGGTTTTTCAAAAATATGTTGACCACCATTGACGTCATCACGAATAGAACGAAGTGTGCGGTTGATAGTGCGGTGTCCAACAAAAGCATTAGGTTCTTTTTCTGGTGTATCTTCCACAGCATAAATGTTATCAAGAGTGATGTCTCCAGAAACTACGTTACTTGCAGCTTTAGCTGAAGCTAGTACGTTAGCACCAAATGGATTGCCATAAAGACCAAGGAAAGCTGCTCCATCAATTTTTTTATTGAAGAGGTCAACAATCTTGCCTTTGATTGACTCAAAGTAATCTGTCCAAGTGTAGTTGAGCACTTCTTCAGTTACTGGAAGGATAACCGATAATTTGCGTGATTCTAAAACGTAAGATTTTGCTTGTACTTTTGCAGTACCGATTTTTTGACCTTCGCCAACAAAGTAAGCATCAGTCAATTGACCAATTTCAGCACCTTTACGAACCATCTTGCCATCCATCTCCACTTTTTGACCAAGTTGGATAACTTTAGATGTCTGGACAAGTGAGTCAGTAAATAGGTCTGTGATGTATTCTGATGTGATTTCTTTTCCGAGTGAGTCGGAAAGTAAGACTGTATCTGGATTGAATTTTTGTGCCATATTTTTCCCTTTCGATTTTAAAAGTTAGTAATCTTTGCGCTGGCAAACTTATCTTTTCTACCTTTAGAGCGTTCATCTCCACCACTTGTAATTGGGGCGCTGGATTTTGCTTCTTCACGCTTCTTTATGTTAAGAATACTTGCCATGTTAGTAACCGCCAACTTAGTTGCTTCTTCGTCATCTTTAACGACAAAGGCAAGCGTTGACTCGTTAACAGGAACACCTTGATTTTCAAGCTCTTTGATAGCGATGTCCTGCATTTGTCTACGGGCGATTTGAGCTTTTAGTGTTGCATTTTCTTCTTGAATAGCTTGGAGAGCTTCTTGCTTTTTCCTTTTCTTTCAAGGCTTGCAACTCTTCATCACTCATTTTCGCCTTTGCAACAGCGTCATCAATCTGCTTCTGAATTTCAGTTTTTGTCTTTGCAAGTTCCATCTGATGTTTTTCTTCTGCCAATTTCAAACGGCGTTGCATCTCAGCAATTGATACAGTTTTTTCAGTTTCTTGTGGATTGCTAGCCTGTTCCTCAGAAACCTGTTCTGGTTCAACTGCTGGATTTGTTTGTTCTTCTGTTGCCATATTCGGCTCCTTTCTTTACGCTTTAACGTGCAACCTCCACGAACTCATGCAGCTTTTTATGTCTTCAGCACGGTCTGGACAAAAAGAAAAGCCATATTGCTACAGCTTTATTTTATTTAGCTTTAAGTGGCTTCATCACCATTATCCCAAATCCCGTTGGGCGCCTCACGGTCAAGCGTGTTGCCCCAATTTTTGTAGTTCATCTTGATATGCCCATAAGCCGAACACCTACAATTTGGGTGCATAGGGTACATATTGACACCTTTTTCCGCTTCATCAATTGGAATAGCTTTGCCATCAAGTGGGGCACAAATTTTACAAGCCCCAACCTCTGCCACGTATATTAAATGAGTGAAATCATTATCTTTCAGCATGGTCAATTGCGTATCAGAATTAATTCGTGCAATCTCAGTTTTCAGCAATCGTTTAGCATTTTGTTCGCTAGTGCCGTATTTGCTGGATAGGCGCTTCATTTCTTTCTTATAGCCCATCATATCGGTGAAAACACGATTAAGAGAACCAAAGACATCTCTCTGTAGTGTAGCACGAAGTCCAAGATTGCCCCAAACTCTTGCAGAGAAAGTCTGACCGTAAAAATCAGCGTCTAAAATCGCCTGCATGCGTTTTTTCGCTCCACTGGATGAAATACCCAAGATACCTGCTTGACGCTTGTATTCGTTCAAATATTCGTCTATTCGTGCCTTATCAAAGACCTCGTTAACCTCAGCAGTTAAGTTTTGAATTTCAAGTGTTAGCTCAGCCTTCAAAAGTTCCAACCGACTGACTTTCATTTTGAGGTTGTAGACTTTGAGCCATTCATTTGTTGCATGACTAAAATCTTTCTCCTTGACAGCCTTGGCAGCCTTATCAGCAAACTTCTTAACATCCATCTCTGAGGCTCTCTTCATAGCTTCCTGTTTAGTTAAGCCCTCTTTACTGGCGTAGCGCATATAAAAGCCATCAATTTCCCTTTGCATGCGGTCAAACGACTCTTGATAGATTTGAGTCAATATCTTATCACGGTCTAAGTCACGTTTCATCAGCTCGGATTGGGCTTTCCGCTCAGCATTGTACCGCTTGTTATTCGTTATCCGCTTGTCCCTCATTTGTATCACCTACAATCTGACTAATTTCCATATCACTTGCACCGCCCTCTTTCAAAAGACGGCTTTTTTCTTTGCGGGCGTCTGTAAAGCTTGCGGATTCCATGAGTGTCTCTTGTGACACTTCCATTCCAGAATTAATAGCAGCCTGAATTTCTGCCCACACGTCTGTTGGTAGGTTCTCATGGAAAGTGAATGTCAGCAAGTTTGCATTAACGGCTTCAAATCCTTTGAGGTTTTCAGATAAAGATTGCAGCAACTTATATCTGCGTTTTAAGGCTTTGATGAAGAATCCACGCTTGACTGAGGTAACCTGTTGTAAGTCTACTAATTTATATCGAATAGCAATCCCAGACGTTGCTGAAAATGTAGCATCATCTTGCAAGTTAGGTAGCCCAACAATTCGGAAGAAATCTTTGATAAGTCTTGACTTGTAAGCTTCTACACCGCTCACATCGTATTGCTTGTAAATATAGCCAGCTTCAAGGCTTGTTTGCTGACCGTTATGCCCTACACCGCTTTCTAGCACTAACATGTTAGCCTGCTTCATCTGCATGATGTCCGAGGCATTCATTCCTGTACTCTCTACATCCCCTTTGATAACCAGCATGGCATCATTTAAATCAGACATGTAGTTTGCTGTGTCGCTTTCTGCTGCGTCATAGGCATCAATCAACGGTATACCTTTTTCCCAGTCTCCCCAACGATCACGGGTGTTTTGCCATTCAACAACTGGCACCATTTTGTAGGGGTTAGGTTTTCTGTTGGTTTCTTTCCAGTCATTGTCATAGCTTACAATTTCTTTGTCTGTATATACAGTGACAAACATTTTTCCATTATAAATTGGGCAATGGACTGCTGCGATGATTTCTTTTCTAACGTCTGCACTTCTTACAGTGAACATTTCCTTGGCATCAATCAAAGCCACGGCTGGCTGTTCAAATTCATCAAAGTAATGCAGTTCAAAAGCTCGTCCAAATCTTGAGGCATCATAAACCAACTCACGATTAAGGGCATCAATGTCGTTGTAAGTGTTGAAATCATCAATGCTAGTCAATTCCATATCGGTGTCAGCTGCTCCAATTGAAATTGGCTGGCCTACTGTATACCCTGTAAAGAAACGGCTTGCTTGTCCGCCTAAATCGTGTCTAATACGATAATCAGCCTTTTCAGGCTCAAGGCGCTTACGACCATTTAGGATAGTGTAATTGTTTCCATTAGAATAACTTTCCAAAATATTCAAGCGCTCTACTTGGTCATCTTGAAACTGCCCAACCATTTTCTTTAAATCTTCCAATCCTTGCTTGGTGTCTACCAAATCATCAGCCGAGCTGGTCATGAAATGGACATTAGCATTGTCTGAAAACCTAAGAAAGTCCTCACGCTTTTCAAGGCTTGTTGGTTCCATATCCCGTTCAAATTGGTATGACCTAGGAATGTATTGACCCTCTTGCAGAACGTCATCTGCGTGGTGTGTAGTCTCTGTCATGTCATCTCCTCATTAATCTATTGATTGTTTTGATTTTACTTCCAACATCTTGCTTATCTTTGACAAATATAAGATTTTGCAAAGCATAGCGTATAGCATCAATACAGTGGTTATAGCTATCACAAGGCTTATTGATATATTCATTTGTACGCTTGTCTTTCTGCCAGGTATAATTTTCTAATTCTTCAATAGTTTTGACACATCTTTCATCAACAATAATGTCAAATTGCTGCATGAATTGAATCCCTTGCAAAATCGACCCTTTCCCTTTGCCGGCTGGGATAGCTCTTCGTAAACCTAAAGTTTGAAGTTCTGCAATTGACTTTTGCTCTGCTAAGTCTGCCATGATAACTTCCTTTGCATATCCAAGACTTGTAATCGCTTCGGCAATCTGATTATTCAACAAACCTTTTCTAACATACTCTTCCAAGATATAGATTTTTTTGTTTTCCCTATCCACTTTGACGTGCATAAATGCTGATGGGTCATTGGTAAAACCAAAGTCCAGACCAAAGTATGACGGCAAATGTGCTAGTTTATCCTTATTGAGTAGCCTTTTTTCATACTTAGGAAAAATCAGCTTGTCTAGGGTTGCAAACTCCCCCAGAGCATAGATCTTGTAATAAGATTCATTTCTGTTAGCAAGCTCCTCAATATTCTCCCTAGTCACATCATCCAAAAATCTATTGTCTTTGTAGGTTGTTTGGTAGATAACTGTATTTTTTGGTTGCTTAACAAAAAACGCATTAAAAACCCAATTTACTTTTGAAACTGGGTTAAACATGAGATAGATTTGTTTTTGCTTATGTTTTCTGTCCCTCAAACGTAGTGTAAGTTGTGTGTAGTCATCTAAAGTAAACTCACTAGCTTCTTCCATAACGACATCTGAAATACCTTTGATTGACTTTATTTTCTCTGGGTTATCCAATCCCTTGAAAATAAATTGAGCACCGTTTGGCAACTCAATCCGATAGGCTGAATTATTAACCTTGCACTTATCCAACAAGTCCCATGAGTCCAGGCACTGCTTGACATCTTCAAAGATAGAGTCATAGACCGTGGCTCCTACCTTACGCAAGAATAGAATCTTACGAGGATATTTCCAGTCTTGACAAGCCTTGTAAACAACCTTCTGAATAACACCGTGACTCTTACCAGATGAAGCGCCACCGTAATGAACTTCAGTAAAAGTTGAGTAGTCATTGAGCTTATCATAGATATGCTTATTGAATACCCTGCTAGGATATGGGATTGAGATTTGAATACTTAGCTTTGGTCTAGTCTTCGTCAGCATCCCACTCACCTACCTTGATTTCAATCGTTCGTTGAGTGATTTCTTGCTTATCAACAAATAGACTATAACGCTTACCGAGATCAACAGCAGCGCTTTTCCTAGTTGAAACGCTAGGCTTTGCCATTACCATTCGCTGAGTACCCTCACCATCCAGGATAAGCAAAGGCTCAGTAACCTCTCCACGCATGACAGAGGTTAGGAATTCTAGGACTTCCTGCTGGTCAGCTACTTTTTGAGATTGCAATTCTGCTAGCTTTTCATCAATGTAAGATTTCACACTCACATTTTCCAACAATTTTACTACATTGCCTTTAGCATAATTTTCTGAATAACCAGCCGTTATAGCCGATTGATAAGCATTTCCAGAGATGATGTACTCATCTGCAAAACGTTGTTGTTTTAAAGTTAATTTAGTGATTTTCCATCACCTCCAATCTAAAATATCTAAAATAAAAAGCCACACAAACGTGTGACCGTAACAGGAACAACTGGGCTCGAACCAGTGACCCTCTGATTAAAAGTCAGTTGCTCTACCATCTGAGCTATGTTCCTACCAACCAACAGTGCTGCTAGCTTTCGCATTACGGCAAACTCCTGTAGATTGTGACGCAACTCTTTATCGTTAAAACACAGGTGACAATGTTACGCCTCGTACTATTTTGTTGTTTTTATCAATAAAAGGCAAGATCTGATGTCTTACCTTTAAATCTTGATGATACTATAATATCGCATTTTAGGTGACAAAAATACCGTGTTTTTTGTCACTTTTACGAAAAACCATAAAAATCAGCAAAAATTTCTAAAATACGTTGACGTTTGCGGTAAATTGTCTTGATTGACATATGCATTTTACCAGCAATGGCGTCCCAGGTATTCACACTACCTCTTGCCCAACGTAGCCAGAAAATACGTTCCATATCGTCGTCTAACATATTCAACGTATTCTCCACTGCATTTTTCTGCGCATACAGGCTATTTAACCGCTGATCACTATCCCATTTGGCAACTAAGTTCTCAGTAGGTTTAGATACGATGTTTGTACGTCCACCACCTACGTTTTCATCTGTATTTGGAACGTCACTAATTTCTAGCTTACGTACTGCAATTTTATGGTCGATGCTCACATAATCAAACAACAACTCATCAAGTGCTTTTAATTGTGAATTACTCAATTTTCCCACCCTACACAGCTCCTTTTTATGATATAATATAAGTATCATTCTTATATCTTAGGTCCTTGCGTGTGCAGGGGTCTTTTTTGTGTTTCCACAAAACGGGCAGGCACACGACCCGTACATTGAATTAAAATGGTGCCTTGCATAATAACAGGTGGCTGATGACCCGCTTTAGGATATGAGCTTAACAAGATAGAAAAGAAGTACCTCGTTTCTAATTTTATTTCAGCCTATGTTTTTTGTTAGTGTGTAACCCGATAAACACACTAACAGATGTACTAATTTTTGTAGTATGTAGTAGTTAAGACCATGAATTGTAAGAAGGAGTGCTTTAACCACCTCCAATATGAAAAATTATTTTCGGGTTATACCCATGGTCGGAATCGAACCGACCTGATACCGTTATGGGTTACCACCGTAGCTATCAGCGTGATAGATAATCGTTTGATTGTCTTTTAACCGCTTGATTTCGTATTTTTGCTTAGTGTTTTCAAGTTTTAACTCGGTAATTTTATTGTTATAAACAGTTTTTTGTATTCCTAGCTCAATCGTGAAGAAGACGACTGCAACGATGATTGTAAACGATAACAACACGCTTAAAATCTTGTATTTCTCGCTTTTCAACTTACCACCTCATAGTATTCTGTCTGTCCGGGCTCTTTACGAGCTTTTTCTAGGTATTTTAGAGCTTGTTTTCTTGTTTTAAACTCCGTTTCCTTAAAATCTTTGGCTGTGGCGAACCAAGTCGCTGTTTTCATCTTCGGGTTGTATTCTCTAACGATAAATTTTCTTGTCATAATTCCTTTATTTCCAATCTAACCCTATATTTTCCGGGTATTTCGCTTGGTCCACCTCGTTTAAAAGTCATAAACTTAATGACTTCTGAATTGTCATCCGTCCAAATTCCAGCGTCTGTCAGTCCATCAACGAGCGCTTTTATTGTCGGATAAAAATTTGGTGGGTCAAGCCGTCTTTTTGTAGGGGCGTAAATCGTCACTACGAGCCCACAAGGGCGCTTTTTTGAATAAGGGGTACAATTATACCTTTGACCCTCTTTAGCGGCTGTGGCACGTAAATATGCGGTGATTTTGGCCTTTTGCGTCCAGTGCGGACGGTCATTGGCGTTTAACATCTGTTTTTGCTTCTTGGTATTCGATAAAATAAATTCAAATTTCATCGCTACTCCTTAAAAATCAAAAGCGGGCACATTTAAGTGTGAGTAAGGCTTGTGCCCGCTGAAATTCTTTACATGTCGTCCTGTTAACCGACACGTACTTTCTAGGTCACTTTTTGAGCCGTTTCCGAGGCTTATTTTTTGCTTTGACGTTCTCCCATAAGGTAGCCTAAGAGGACCCAAAGGAAGGCCGTTCCTGCCTCTCTAATAAAATCAATCATTCTGTTTCTCCCTTCGGGTTGAAATACCATTCAAGCATTTTTGCTTGATTAACTGTTAAGAATTGCTCAAATTCTTGAAGTTGCAAGATTGCCCAACGTAATCGATGAAGATCAGTTTCACCCTTTGAGTAGAAACCCGAGACGCTGAATCGTAGTTTCAAGCGATAAGCGTAGCCTGTCTTGCCTAAATCATCAATATTGAAAGCTGGTTCTTTTTCGAGTTCGAGATCTAAGACGAATTCCTGACCAAGGTCATGAATGACCTGTAAGTTAGTTCCGTCCGAATAGATAGTAACACTATCTGAAACGTGTTCCATTTGCATTTTTTAATCTCCAATCATGTCATTTAAACTTACGAGTTTAGAAAGTTTCTTTTGGGCTTTGCAGTAGTCACAATGACCACATTTTTTAGGTTCTTGCTTGCCTTGAATCACGTCCCAGACCTCTTTGACGTTGTCCTTAATCTTTTCAAGGCCTTCATCAAGCCAATTTTCATCAACTTTGATAAATTCCTTGTCCGGAACATTTTCTTTTGATACAGCTACGATAAGCGGCCTAAACTCTTGACCTGTCATCTGTTTCAGTAGCTCACGATAGAGAGCGAGTTGGCCATTATAGCCAAAATTTAAGATATTATTGACTGCCGCTGGCACTTTCTTGTGTAGGTCTGAGTTCCACTCTTCGTTGTAAATCGACCTCATGGTCTTCAAGTCAACAAAATAGCCACGAGATAGGTTGATACTGTCAAGCTTGCCTTTGATTGGCACTCCTTCAATTTCACCGGTCACAATCATTTCTTTTTTGACGTCATCACTTGGATAGCCGTGATATAGACGATTAAAGTTGTCGTCATCTTTTAAGGCGTTAATCATTTTTTCACCGACAACGAAATCAGCTTTAAGATTTCCTTTATTCTTACCTGTCTTGGCAATGATTTTTGCTTTATTTTCTTCAACAAAAGCTTCGTGAACCTTTTCGGATTCAAAGTAGCTATGTACGTAATTGCCGACCAAAAGAGCGGTCTCATCTCGATCTTCTATCCATTCGCCGTTATCAACAGCGTAAGCTTTGGCTTGACATTTCATATACTGCTTAAAGCGTGAATTAGACAAGTAAGTTTTATCTTGATAGTAGTTCTCATCTGTTAGCTTAGTCATATAGGTCTCCTATCTGCTCAAATAGCTCTGTTTGTTCCGATTCGTGTAATTCTTCAGGTTCTGAAATTTGAGCCGATTCTGGGGCTTCTGTGAGCTCCTGAGAGGTGTCTTCGATTGGTGTCACATCTTTAGGTTGTTTTGTTTCTTCGTCAGCAGCTTCTGGCAATGGTTCACCAAGGAAACTGTCAATGCTTTCACTGTCGTCTTGTTCTGGCGTTATGTCTTTGACATTTCGTTCGTCATCATATTCGTTCGCTGTCGTTCGATTGACAGCGTCAATAAATAAGTCGTTATCGTCACTTGTGTTAAAGAATTGTTTAGCGGCGCGATTGATGACAGTACGTTTTGCCATTTCTTGCGGGAAGTTGTTTTGAACTGACTTGTTTTTCGATTGGCCCCAAGCTTTGTCAATCTCTTTCTTGGTCATGATTGTCAAAACCTTCTCACCATCATTTTTTTCGATGATACAGTAAGCTCCGATAATCGGATTATCCTGATTCAGCCAATTTGTGTCGTGTTTAACTAGTACTTTGCGTCCTTCGACGTTCTTAATTTCAACGTCATCACCTTCATAAATCACTTGAGCGTAAATATCTTTGACTTCAGGTAACTGTTTAACGACTTTCATCGTTCCAAAATACGAACGTGTTAATTTGACTTCGTTCCCGTAAGGAATGAAATAGCATTGTGTCTTAGCGGGACTTAGTCCTTGCGTAACCATATCAAGCAAGGCATTGTAAATACTTTCGTGTGTACATTTTTCTAGCAAATTCCCTCCGTTAGCATTCTTTAGAGCGTAATAAGCAGAGCTTAGAGCATTACTTACACTGTAATTTGGCGCTACTAGCAAGCCTTCACCCTTCATTTCCTCAATTCGGTTAGCTACATTTGATGTAATTTGTTTTTGTGTTAATTCTGTTGTTGTCATTTTTTTCCTCTTTACCAATCTTCTAGCTGGTCGTCTTTCCAGCGGTCATATGCCTCGTCTTCATCACCCTGAAATACTTCTTCATGGCCCTCATACGTGCTTAACCAATTATCGTAATCAAACGTTCCAAATAATCCGTGTTGCATTAGCTGACCTTTCTAGCTTCTAGCAAGTAATAGCAAGTCTTAGCGCCATAATCAATGCGAATGCTGTTTCCACTCATTGACTTTCCAAAACGTGGTTCTGAAATAGCTGAATAAGCGTATGCATGATTTTTGAGTGCTTTAATCGCTTGGTGCATATCATCGAAAAAACCAAGATGAAACTTGCGATAACCGTTGATTACATGTAATAATTCAATCTTCATTACTCTTCGTCCTCATCTGGAAATAATGTATCACCTACTGTCTCTGCTACATCTTTACCATCCAACACATCTTCAAGAATATGTGAGAAAACGTGCATTGTTTCAAAGAATATCAATTTATCTTCTGGCTGTTCAATAATCCCATCCTTGTGTAACCCAATTGCTAGCGTTGATGTTCCGTGCATAAACTCTTGTAGTTCTTCGATACGTGTCAAAGTTTTGTGTTGGTTTAAAATTGTTTCTTTCACATTCATAATTAGTCCTCCAACATAGATTTTTTTAGTGCTTCAAGCTGTGCTTGCTCGTCTACTGTCGCTTCGTGTTTGTATTCTTCATCAACCCAATCAGGTACGTTGCTTTTAGATGGTTGTTGCTGGTTAGGATAGCTACGTCGTTGTTTTTGACTTTGAAAATTTTCTTTCTCTTCGTTAGCCTGCTCTACGGTCGTAATCCCTTTTGCTTTCCAACTATCCAAAATCTTAAAAGTGTAATTAGGATTATCAATACCACTGTCAGTTGTTCGTTTAACCGCTTCTTTAACCAATTCCATATCCATACCGTCTAAACCGATATACTCTAACAAACGAGTCATATGTCTATCGTTAACTTTTAGGCCCTCCGCTTTTACAAATTGCCCGAAATCTAATTTTTTAGGTGCTGGTGCAGTTGGAGGCAGTTTTTCACTACACTCATCTAATCTATTCTTATCTATACTATTCTTATCTATACTATTCTTATCTATACTATTCTTATCTAATCTAATCTGCGTATCCATGTTGTATACATTTTGTATACGACTTATTTTCTTCAAGAACTAAGCGATTAAATTCAGTTGTATAGATGGTTTTCTGATATCTGTCTTTTGGTATATAATTGTGAACTCTCCAATCTTTAATCACAATCACACCACTCTCAAATGGTAAAATAAAAGCTTGTTCCATCAAAATCCTTAAATCACCATCAGATGCCCCAATCATACGTTTGATAGTTTTCGTACTATCTACAAATCCGTCGTCATCAGCATGCATATTCAAGTGAAAATAGAGAGCTTGCGTACTTAAAGGCAAATCAAGAAATTTATCTGAATCTGTAATTTTTTTACTAAACATTCTTTTTTGTGCCACCTAATCACCCTCTTCTTCTTTTGCGCCCCAGCACCCGTGCCAACCATCTGTGTCAAAGCCGATTAGCATGATTTCGTCTGTGTCAAAGTATTCATTTTCCATTTAGTACCTCTTAAATCGTATCGTCTGGCAAACCGTGAGCACGGTTATATGCAATTGCACTCGCTTCCCAACCTGAATAATTAGGTTTGACTGGTTCTTCTTTCTTACATGCTCGTTTACCGAACAATGTTAATGTAATTACTTCAGCGAACGCTAAAACTGAGACTGCGATAATTAAATGTGTCATGTTAAACTCCTACTCTTTCTTCTAGTTTGATATTTTCCAGCATTTCTGCTAATGTTTCTTTTTTACTCAAATATCGGTTACGTGATTTCCATTTAACAAATAGCTCAAATCCTTTGTAATTGATAAAAACTATTCGATGTGTAGGATTATCGACGTATTTCCTAAACTCTGGGTGCTCACGCATTTCAGTCGCCCACTGCTTCGCAACGGATTTACTAAGGCCTTCCCAACGTTGCATGAGATGGTCATAATCGCCCCACTCGGCTTTTTCATCGTTGCCAACAGCTTTATACGTTATATTTGCTTTCGGCATAGCGCGCTCCTTTTCAATGTGGTATAATTTACTTTAGTTTTATTTGTTATGCGACTGATTGCCGTCAGTCGTTTTTTTATGCTCTCAGACTGGCTGGTATGGCCCTAGTAGGCACTTTTCAGCCGATTAAAGAATAAATAGGAGATACTATCGTGTAAATCATTAAAAAATCTATATTGGTAAAGGAAAATCAAACATAGTCAAATTGATATTTATGAGTAATCACCTACTAGAGCCGTATCAACCAGCCTGAGAAGCACGGTTAATTAAGCAATGTTATTCAGTAGCTTATCAGCAAAATACAATTGCCCTTTACCTGTAATTTTAGGTGTCTTGTTAATGCTGATATGACCGTCTGAGTGATTGATAGTCGTTTCTTTGATTTCAAACAAGCCTAAATCCATTGCTTTTTGTGTTGGCATGTTCCAACTGTTGCCTTTGCGACTAATGAGATAGCCATTTTCTCGTAACCATGAAAACATACGATTTTGACCGAAATTTAAGCCGTTTTGACGCATAAGTTTAGCAAAATCACCAACCAAAATAGACGTGTGGCTTGCACTTACTGCGTTTGCAAAGATGACTTTAGGCTTTTGCTCTTCGATTGTTGCTTCAAGCAACTTTTTAGCTTCTCGTTCTTCTTTGAGTTTTTGCAAAGTTGCAATGGCAAAATCTGGATTATCCAATAATTCATCTGTTGCAAACATTCCGTGCTTACGAATTGTCGGTAAGACTTCTGACGTTACCCAACGTTTAAACTCTTTAGCTCGCGGGAGTTTACTAGATAAGACCAGCGCATAAAAGCCTGACTCGTTGATGACTGTCATATTGCGGTTTTGACCTGATGCACTAAATTGGTGCACCAGCTTATCTTCATCATCTACATGATTTCTAATTGCATTGTCTGGTCGACTATATCCTAAAATTTCAGCGACATCTTTACCAACTAAGTAAGGTTCGCCATTGATTGTTACTGTTCGGACATCTTGTCCGTGAAAGTTAAAAATTTCGTTCATATTTTTCCCTTTTCTATCTAAAATCTTCTAAACTCATATCTAATGCGTTAGCAATTTTTTTTACTGTCTCAAACTGTAGATCTTTAATTACTCCGTCTCTTAGGCGATAAATTCCAGCAGTTCCTATCCCAGCTTCTAAACAAAGTTTATAAATTGTCCAATTTTTTTCTGATAACTTTTTAGATATTATTTCCCAAAGCATCTATTTTCTCCTTTTATAAAAAAACACTATATATTGTATCTTGAAAGAGGAAAATATATTTTTCACACAATATATTGACAATGTATGTTTAAAATCATACAATATACCTTGACTAAGACCTCTCACCGTTTTAGTCAAGATTTCAATAGAAAGGAGAAATTTCATGGGTAAAAATCAGCATGTTGTCCCTGCCAAAAACGGTGGTTGGAACGTGAAAGGTGCTGGCAATTCTAGAGCAACAGCTCATACTACTACAAAGAGTGAAGCTACAAATATTGCTAGACAGATTTCACGAAATCAAGGTTCCGAACTAATCATTCATGGCAAAGATGGGAAAATTCAAAGCCGTGACAGCCACGGTAAAGACCCATTCCCACCTAAAGGCTAGTCATAACTTGGTCTTAGTCTTACAACATATCCTGTAGCAGTGGTTACATCATCTAGTGTGACTTCTGCTATTTTTTTCGCTCCATCCTCTGTTTCAACAATTAGCCGTGTATAGAAGCGACTATCTAAAATGTTCATCAGATTTGGTTTAGATCTATACGGATAACGTTTTGGTTTCATGTATTATCCTTTCTAACCTGCTGATAAATGCTTGTTTCGATTTAATTCGTATTTTTCCCTAAAAAATAAGATCAGGGTCTACTTCGTAGAAATCGGAAAGTTTTCGTAATAGATTCACCGGAATTCTTGTGCTGTCGTGCTCATATTTAAGCAAAGTTTGATGATGGATTCCGATTTCTCCAGCTACTTCTTTAGCCGTTAAGCTATAATTTGTGCGTAAAGCACGTAACATCATTTTTTTCATATTCTCACCCCTTTCTAAAATGGTATAATGGAAATAAAAATACTAGTATCAAGGAAGGTTTTATATGATTATTTACTACGCTATATTGGCCACAGTGATCATTATTTGTTGTTATATCGAGTATGCTGATAAGAGAGATGATGCTAAGGCAGCCGTTGAACTCAAGCAGACATTTGAAGAATGGTATAAGAGCAAAACTAAATCTCCAAGACCAAGTAATGCAGTTTTTACAGAACTTTATAAAAAACGCTACAAATCAGAAACTTCCCCAAAGACTGTTTTTAGAGGAAACAGTGCAATAATTATTAGAAATCAAGTTGATGTTGTAGGAAGTTTCCCAAGTACTAATTCCTTGGTTATTCAAGAAGAATTTATGCTTCTTGATAACATGGCTGACTACTATGTTCTTCAATTTGAAAAAATTAAATCAATCAAATATCTTATTAAATTTATCGTCTCTATTCCATTACAATTTTTAAAATATATTGGTATAGATAATGAAAAACAATACAGCAAACTCATTCAAATATTGTTTTGGATTCTCTCTTTATTCGTTCCAGTATTACAAGAACTATTTACTCGATTTTTCTCTACTTTTTTGAAATTTAAGTAATGTGTAATCGATAAACCAATCACGAATGCCATAAATAAAAATAATGGTCAATATAAATTTAACAATTAACCAACACCATCCTTTGGTGAAAAAATAGATTATTAACAAAAATAAGAGCCATATAAACAGACACGCTGAATAGAAAGCTAAATCATTAATTTTATCTTGCATATCTAATTCACTACCTCGGTTGAAATTTCAAGCTAAATTGCATTAAGTGCATTAAGTCGTTGAATTGCTTTTTGTAATTCTTCGGCTTTTTTTGTTACTTCTCTCGATGCATTAAGAAACTCAGAAAGATTAGCTACTTCTGCCTTTACACTCAAATTAGTCATATTCTCACCTCACTAACATTGTTAAGGTCTTTCTCAACCTTACGAGTTCATTATAATACGAATTAAATCGTATGTCAATAGTTTTTACGGAAAAATTCGTATTTTTTATGCTTTTTTTATTTACAAATACGAATTAAAACGATATTATATAGTTAGAAAAATTGAAACGAGGTACAATATGGCACGAGGAAGAGGAAAATTAACACCTCAAGATATCGAATATATGAAAATAATCTCTAGTAATATAAACAGATTATTGAACGAACAAAACAAGAAACAAGTTGATATCGCAAGAGGGACTAAAATCCCACCTTCAACTATTACTGGATATGTAAAAGGAACTTCTCTTCCTATTCCAGGAAATGTAGAAAAAATAGCTGATTTTTTCGGAGTTCTAAAATCTGATATTGACCCACGTTTTAAAGCTACTAAGAAAACAATTTCATCTAAAATCAACTTTGACCCTCGTCAAGCGATTTTACTGTCTAACTACAATAAGTTAAACGACAATCGCAAGGATAAGCTTGTACAGGTTTCCGAGAAGCTTTTGGCAGAGGAAGATGGTAAGGTCGTTGATATTTGCGAAAAACGTGCCGAATACGAAACTAGAAAGCGTGTGAGCTTACCCGTTCCCGGTAAGGTTTCAGCCGGTACTGGCTACTGGCAAGAGGACGACTATGACACTATGGTAGATTTCTACGAAGATGAAATCCCAGACGAAAGCGAATATGACACTATCGCGATTGTAGTCGGCCATTCAATGGAGCCTAAAATCAAAAACGGCGATTTTCTTTTTATCAAATTGAAGAATCAAGTTGACCTAAACAAAATCGGCATTTTTAAAGTTGATGGTGAAAACTACGTCAAGAAACTAAAAAGCGACCGCTTAGAGTCACTTAACAAAGAATATGATGATATTCAACTTTCGGAAGAAAACGATGTGCGTACAATCGGCGAAGTAGTGGATATTTACAGGGAGTGTTAAAAATGAGCGAAGAAACTAGGCCGATGGAAGTTATCTGCCATGACTTAGATTGTCATTGCGACAGACGCAGAGAATGGATTAAAGTTAACGGTAAGTGGCACGCTATTGAATTTTCAGTAGCTGACCCTAATGAGCCACTGATGACCGAAAAAGAGAAAGAAAACGTTGCTAAAATCATTATCGCCTCTATGGCAAAAGAATAAATAATTGTGCAAATACTGAACCACACTAAAAGCTGAGAATGGAGAAAATACATAATGAAGAAGAAAACTATCTTTATGCTTGGTGCTACTGCTATTCTTGGTGCAGCAATGCTTGATGTCGTTAACGTCCCTGTAGTTAATGAGCCGACTGTTGTTTATGCTGCTACTACTACTCAAAAAACAGCATTACGACAAGCAAAAAGCTACTACAAGAACATGCACATGTCTAAGCAAGGCATCTTTGACCAATTGACTTCTGATTTTGACCAATACTCAGAAGAAGACGCTCAATATGCTGTTGACCACTTGAAAGCTAATTACAAGAAGGCTGCCTTGAAACAAGCAAAAAGCTATTACAAAAATATGCATATGTCAAAACAAGGTATTTATGACCAACTTTCTTCTGAAATGGGCGAAAAGTTCACTCCCGAAGAAGCTCAATATGCCATTGACAACTCTAACTTTGATTACAATAAAGCTGCTTTGAAACAAGCGAAAAGTTATCAAAAGAACATGGCAATGTCTCCAGACGCTATCTATGATCAGTTAATTTCTGAGAATGGAGAGAAGTTTACAGAACAAGAAGCTCAATATGCTATTGACAATTTAAATAAATAAAAAGCAACACAAAAAAATCCCTACACTCCCTGTCGGATACAGTCAAAGTTATTCACTTAAATTTGTCCTGGACTATCGTAAAGGTGGCCAACAGATTTTTCAAGCTCCGAAATTGGGGCAGTTTTTACAAGGAGAATTTGCATGAAAATTGGAATTAGGACACCAAATCTAAAAAAGAGTATAAAGGCCCGTACAACTGGAAAAATAAAAAGAAAAATGAAGAGTGCTGTTAATCCACTTTATGGCAAAAAAGGAATGGGAATGATTACCAATCCTAAAAAGGCTGTTTACAATAAAGTTTATAACAAGACTACTATCGATCCTTTGAAAAGTATTAAAACTACAACTAAGAGCAAGAAAAGGACCTCATCTGCAAAAACAGTACCTGTTCAAAGTGTTTCCATCCCTTCAGTCACTAAAACAGTAACCTATACATGCAACAAATGGATTTATATATTCCTAGCTCTTATGTTTGGTATTTTCGGTGCACAATATTTTTATTCTGGGCAAAAACAAAAAGGAATCCTTTCATTGTTATTCTGTTGGACTGGTATTCCTATGGTTATCGGAATTTTCCAAGCATTCGCAACACTCTTTAAATCAAGCGACCAAAACGGAAATATTTCTTTCGTGGTTACTGAGCATGCAAAACCTTCTGATGCAGTTGCTGATGGTGATAAAGTTCAGCAGTTGTTATCCGAAATTGAGGTACTTGAACCTACTCTAAAAACAACTCTTGATCCTGAAGAATATATTAGTACAGTAAAAAAAATATCCGACAATCTAAACGAGGTCACAAATTTCTCCAGAACTTATGCTAAAAATCCAAATTTCAATGCTCAGTCAATGGCTAACGCATTAGAAACTATGGTCCAAGGATTAGATGAGGAAGAAGAAAAATTCATCAGACGCTATCATTCTGAAAATCCTACTCAAGATGGTAGAGAAAAATTATCAGCTCATTTGGAATTTTTTAGTCCTAATGCAGCTGAATTAACTGAACAACTTTATAAATAAAAAAAGTTCTACACTCTCCTTCGCCAAAATTTGAGTGTAGAACTTAGCAAGTATAGTAAGAACCTGCATGCGTAGGTCTCTTTACTATACCCATTTTATCAAAAAAGTGAGGTAAAAACAAATGTGGATTGAAGAATTGTCCAACGGCAAATATAAGTATTTCGAGCGCTACAAAGACCCATATACCGAAAAATGGCGCAAAGTATCTGTAACACTTGAAAGTGCTTCTAACCGAGCGAAAAAGGAAGCTCAAAAAATTCTTGAAGAAAAAATCAAAACAGCTTTAAGAAACTTAAAAACTTCTGATGCTTACTTCACTGATGTTTTAGATTCATGGTGGGAATTTCACAAAAAAGAAATCAGGCGTACTTCTATTAGTGCTCTCACAAGTAATGTTAGACTAGTACGTGAAACTTTTGGTTTAAAAACAAAAATTACGAAGATTGATACTCTTTATGTTCAAGACTATATAAACAAACTTGATATTTCACGCCCAAAATTAGAGCGCGTTAAATCAATACTAAACTTATCTTTTGATTACGCTGTAACTATTGGCCATCTCAAGATGAACCCTGCTAGACAAGCAAAACTTCCTAAAAAAGTTCTAACCCTTGAAGATTACGAAAAAATCAAGAACAAATATCTGGAAATTGAAACAGAGTTAATTCCATTAATTAATGAATTACGACGCACGAAACGGACTTACTTGAATTCACTGATTGCCGAATTTCTATTTTTAGATGGTGCACGTATTGGTGAAGTCGTTGCTTTAGAAGATATTAATTACCGTAAAGAAGATAATTTTGTAGATATTTTTGGCACTTTAGACAGTGTCCAAGGATACAAGAAAGCAAAAAAAGAACCACCCAAAATGATATGATACCTCTTAAGTAGACAAGGTAAATACCTAAAATCTACTTAAGAGGTATTTTTATGTCTAGAAGAGAAAGATTCACCCCATACGAGAAAGAACAAGCTTGTCTCGATTATATTAATGGTAATCGTTCCAGATCTGAGATATGTAATTGTCTCCATATTTCCACAAGAACGATTCAAGATTGGGCTGCCATCTATAAAAAATATGGGATTTTAGGATTTACAAAGAAAACAAAAAACCGTTCCTATTCAAAAGAATTTAAAATGGAACTTGTAGAAAAATGTATTAGTGGTGAGGCTTCATCTATTGATTTAGGTCATCAGTATGATATTTCTTCAGGACTTTTAAGAAAGTGGATTAGGATGTATAATGCCAATATAGAACTTAAGGATTACAATCCAAAACGGGAGGTCTATATGGCAAAAGCAAGACGTAAAACCACTATTGATGAGCGCAAAGAGATTGTCAACTATTGTATTGAACACAATCGCAATTATAAGGAAACGGCGTCACTTTATGATGTTTCTTATAGCCAAGTGTATTCGTGGGTGAAAAAGTATGACAGTGATGGTGAAGAAGGTTTAGTTGACAAAAGGGGTCATCACAAACTAGATGATGAGGTTGATGAATTAGAACGTTTACGAAGAGAAAATATGCGCTTAAAACGTCAGTTAGAAGAAAAGGATATGGCTGTTGAACTCTTAAAAAAAGTGAAAGAATTCGGAAGGATGTGAGGCTAGGCAAACAGCGCCACGAATCAAAATACTTAGCGATTGAAGACTTCAACACCAATAAAGGTTGGAGCATTAGCTGGATGTGTCATCAGCTCGGCATTACGAGGTCTGCATTTTATAAATGGAAACATAGAATAGTTCCAGAACAAGAACAATTAAACAGCGAAATTGCGGAGTTAATTAAAGAATATGACGAACGTTTTTCACATATCTTGGGATACCGAAGAATGACCGATTGGATCAATCATTTCAATCATACGAACTATTCAAAAAAGAGAATTCACCGAATTATGAAAAAGCTCGATATTCACGCCGTTATCCGTAAGAAAAAGAAAAAATACAAGACTGTTAAACCTGAAGAAACTGCAGAAAATAAGTTGGCAAGAAACTTCTATACAACTGCTCCGAACAAAAAATGGGTAACAGATGTTACAGAGTTTAAGATTCCTAACTCCCATAAGAAACTCTATCTTAGTGCCATACTTGATTTATATGACCGCTATCCTATTGCTTTTGTCATAAGTGGTCGAAATGACAATCGGCTAGTCTTCAAAACATTTGACAAAGCCATTGAAAAGAATCCCGCAGCGAAGCCTATATTTCACAGCGATAGAGGGTTTCAATATACCAATAAGAACTTTCAAAAAAAGCTGAAAGATACTGATATGATTCAATCCATGTCAAGAGTAGGCCATTGTATTGATAACGGACCAATAGAAGGTTTTTGGGGAATTATAAAATCGGAAATGTATCAGATGTATGAGATTTCAGATGAGGCCTCCCTCCGATATGCCATCAAAGACTATATCCGATTTTACTGTCAAGAGCGTCCACAAAGTAGGTATGACTGTAAAACGCCTCTAGAAGTAAGAAACGTTGCCTTATCATCAGAACATCCTTTGTCATACCCAATCGCTAAGAATAACAAAATTGAAAAGTACAAGTCTAAGTGGTCTGCATAAAAAAAACAGCCGTACATTTATTTTGTACGACTGACCATCAAAAACAGACACTTTTTTAGATATTTAACCTGTCTACTTGACAGGGGGCATATCAAAACACCTGCTGGCTATCGTAGCAATAAGTTATCAAAACGAGAATCAGAAATATTAGATGAAGCTATTAAAATTCGAGATTTAAACAAAAGTTTAAATCCTAATTGGATAACTATGGACCGTAGCTACATATTTGTAACTAATCGTGGAGTGCCTATCCAACGTAATTCATTTAATGAATCTATCAAGGCTGCTAATCAGCGACTAGAACACCCGATTAATAAACCTATCAGCTCACATATCTTTAGGCACACACTTGTCAGTTATTTGGCTGAAAAAGGTGTTCCCTTAAAAGCTATCATGGACCGTGTTGGACACGAGGACAGTGACACCACAATGAAAATTTATACGCATGTCACAAACAAGATGAAAGACAAAGTTGTCGACATGATTAATGAATTACCACTTTAG